TACAAATAGATGATTTTGGCACTCAGCAAGACACTGTAAATGAAGTACCCGGAGGCATACACGCACCTACTGCATTGACTAAGGCTAGTGCTAGGCGAATAGGTCAGAATATGCTTAGAATGGCTAAGAAAGCCAGTGGTTCTATGTCACTAAACGATGTATTGTCGGCTACTCATATACAGCCGGGTGATTCAGTCAATTACCAGTCGAGGAGTGACAGTGACAGAAAGATAGTATTGGGTGGGACTTATGATTTAATAAATCGTAAATCCCAACTACATGTAAATTCAGTAGATGCTACTTTAGAGGATGTATTACAACGCTTCCAAGAGGTCGACATTAGTGGCAGTTTAGACGAAAACTACGAAAGGAACCGTCAGTTTAGTGTAGAGGAATTTACTACCTCATTTGGCGTTAAAATGAAGATTAGTTGGGAAATTGCTGAAAGAGTTGACTCTAATCGTGGAGTTGGCTTTAATCTCGGTCAACCGAACAGAGATACCATACACGGTGCCCGTAGATTACAGAGTACAGGTGTTTTGATTGATTTCACTGGTGTATCTAAATTTAAAATATCCTCCGCTGGCTCTAGTTATGGTACAGATACTGGTTCAGGGTTGCCCACATCTACCACTGATGCCGTTAATGTTGCTACAACAGGTGGGTCTGGAAGTGGGGCTAAGGTCAATATTCAAGTTAATTCTGCTGGAAACATCATTTATGCTAGTCTACATACTGCTGGAACTGGTTATGTTGTAGGAGAAGAATTGACTATTTCTGCTAGTGGCGCATCATCTAGTGGTAGTGGGGGTAAAGTGATAATTGAAGAACTTGGTTACAATCCTGAATCAGGCTCTATTACTTCTTTAACAGTAAGCGGTACAAGTGCTACTAGTGCATTTGGAACTACTAATCAAGCAATCTATGATAAATCTGGTAATAAAATAGGACATAGACACGCATCTGGTATGGGAAGTACTACAGTTGCATTATCTTCAAGGATAACGAACCCTATTGGTAATGACGAAGAGTTGTATTTACTTTCAGATACTTTACCAGAGGCTAGGAACAATCATTTGAAGGTAGGGTTAGTACAGACTAAATATTTGAGGAATAGGAGAGGTTGATATGCCAGTATTAAATGAAGGAACTAGATTTTTAATCGATACGCTAAGAGCAAGAATAAATGAAGTAGTGTTCGGCTTTGATGGGACAGTCGCTACTCAACAGGATGGGGGCATAGGTAAACCCGCCGTAGTGGTTACACCTAATGTCAGAGTTATAGACGATAACACATTATCAGTGGAAGCAAAACTATCATTAGACACAACTTTCACCCAACCACTGAGGGAAGTAGTTATCAGATATAAGAATCCTAGCGATTCTTCTGATACTACAGATTTTTGTAGATATACTTACAATTCAATAGAAAAGACAGCAAATAATGAAATTAAATTTTCAGCAGTAATAGAGGTGGGACAATGACTAATCCAAAAGCAGGGCATACTAGTGCTACAGGCTACGGTGCTAATTCACAAGGACTCAGAGATGGGGATGGGCTTACTAGCCCTAGTCTAACTAACCTCTACGAGGGGTTACATGGTAATGGCATAATGAGATTGGGAGATGGGGCTGCGGGTGACTCTCTTAGAAACAGTATAGTTTCCGGTACACCCGGATTTGTCACCGTATCTAGTGGGGGCGTAGTAACTGTTAACGGTGGTTACTGTGTACTCGACGGAGTTATGTACAAATTCGCCAATGGACCTGCTAGTACAGAGGCATTTACAGTAGGCACTAGTAGTAACTTTTCAGGAGACCTACCTAGCGTACCGTCTTCTAGTGGAGAAGTATTTGTCGTAGTTTATCTAGTCGGTAGAAGCACTCCAGAAGCGCACCTGATGTACGAAATGGGTACTCCTGTAACTGCATCAGCGGGCACTCCACTGATACCGAACAGATTTCTTTCTGACCCTAGCATCACTGCTAATACTGACTTGAATCATAACTCAACCGTATTAGCGGTCCTAAGATATACAGTCGGCACCAGTGGCACTATACAAGAGGCATTAGGTGCTTCGCCTACAGTGTTTGATAGAAGGACCTTTATCAGAAATAGTCCTCTGTATCTGACCCCTATGACCGATGGAGCAATAGGGGATGTAGTAACCGCAAATGCTATCAATTCGGCTGCTGATTTAGACGCTTTCTTTTCAAATCCAGAAGATGGAGACTTTGCTGGTAGCACATTTGGGGCTATATGGCAGAGTCATAGAGAAGATAGGTCAAGTGGAAAGCATGGTGTGATATATGCTGGCATACCTAAAAATCTACATTCAACACCTGTTACAGAGACTGTCGTATTAGGACCGAATAGAGTGTCCATATTAACCGCTAGTGCTTCATTTACATTCGACCAAGAGAATATCTTCTTGGTAAATCCAAATGGCGGTAGCGCTGATGCTACACTTACTCCTAGCGGTGATTTCCCATCAGGCCATGTTATCGAGGTCCGAAATATATCTACTGCTGGTTCTCACGATACTAAGTTTACAGCCAAAACTGATAATGCAGCAGCAGGAGTTATTGATATAGCAAACGGTAAATATGCTAGATTTGTTTATGACGGCACTGACTGGCATCTACTAATCCTACAGGCATGATAACCATGGGTAGACTAATTGATATGCTCAAGCATAAGTGTGAGAACTGTAATAGAATCGCACTACCTTTGACAATCTCAGGGAAATACCTGACAGGAGAAACTGCCGTATTGCATGAATGCTCCTTCTGTGGATATATCAGATTTCACGGTCAACTTGGATTTAAGGGTGTCCGTAAGCGTAAGGCTGAACCCTTGTCCAAGAAGGCCAATGGTCGTCTTTCTCGTTATCTCAGGCAAATGGCTGAGAAATTAGGAAGGTAGTTACTCTTCCTCCTCTTTGGCTCCACGGAGACACGCTAGACAGAATCTAAATCCTTTATGGGCTAGATTAAAGCAGTCTCTTTTTGAACAAAGCCTCATGTCAATCGCCACGCTTTCCTATAATGTCGTCTATCCTTAGAATACTAATGGTAACTTCACTAGCGGATTGCACTGCTTGTTTAACTAGGTCAAGTGGCTCCCAAACATCGGCTTCTTTCATTGAGCATGCTCCACCATTCTCTATATCTGGACCAGCATCGCTGTTACCCAGTTGATGTTCATTTCTAAGCGTCAATACAGTATCTAGTGGGTCATGCCCTGCATTCTCTGCGATAGTGGCAGGTATCGATTCAAGAGCATCAGCAAACGCATCAATAGCCATTTGTTCACGACCACCTGCTTCTGCTGCTCTTGACCTGATATGCAAGGCTGAGTTTAGATATGCTGAGCCTCCACCCGGCACTACGCCTAATGTAGTGTATGCTAAGCATACTACACCCAATGCGTCTTCAAAACCACGCTCTGTCTCATCAAGAGTTTGCTTAGTAGCGCCTCTTAGAATAAGAGTGGTGACTTCTCCTTCACCTTTCACGACGACATACTTCATGTCGCCTATTACCTTGCACTCTACATCACAATCTACTGCTTCCTGTAAGTCTTCTGTAGTGTGCGCTATTGTAGCGTTAAGCAGTTTAGATAAAGCGGTCATATCACTCTCAGGAACTCTATGAACCAGAGAAATACCTTGTTTTGCTAATGTCGCAGCAACTACCTCATTCACGCTATCTCTTACAAATACGACACCACCATCCGGTAACATATTGGCTATTTGTTGACCTTTTTCGACCCAATTATCACGGCCCGTTTGTCTCTTATATTGCTGATACTCAGCAGCCGAGCCTAAATTGAGTTGAACATTATCATCTGTTTTGCTGTCACTCAGAGCAGTGTTGATGAGTAACGCCCTACCATTAGGTGTCATAGGCATAGCGGGTAAAGTAAACTCCTTGTGTAAGACTACACCAGAGAAGCAAGATGAATCATCTAGGCTACCTCCGGGCTGACATAACACACGGATTCTTTCAAACTCTCCACCTGCCTTTTCTACTGCTTCTACACATAAATTACTAACATGCTCTATGCTTGATTCAAGCGCTTTCCCTGTAATCGAAGTTTTGGCTACATTCTGTAAATGGTCTTTCGCATCTACTCTAAGTGTTTCAAGATGCTCTGTAGTCCACCTAGACGCTTGTCTGTAACCTCTACAAATTACATTGGCGTGTAGCCCCTTGTTAAACAAGAGTTCACTGTTACCCAATAGTTCACCCGCTAATACAACAGTGCTTGTAGTACCATCATAGCACATACTCTCCTGTGTATTTGCAGCCTCTACAACCATGCTTGCAGCAGGGTGGCTAACATCTAGTTCTTGTAAGATAGTAGCGCCGTCATTGGTGACTATTACATTACCACCAGCGTCTACCATCATTTTATCCATCCCCATAGGACCAAGTGTAGTTTTCACTGTCCCTACGGTTCGCTTCGCTGCTCTTATATTGTGCACTACTGCACTAATGTTCTGTTCTTGTTCGTTCATTATTTTCCCTCTCAAATTTTTCTTCTAATATCGAATCTATGCATGAATCGCATGCTTTATGTTTGGCACATCTAATACCATCCCAAGTTGTTTTGAAACAAAAATCACATGTTGACATTACCAATCCACCTCGTATTCTGTGATTTCTCCTGTCTTTCTATCTCTAGCCTTTACGATGCCCTCTTCCATTCCATGTTTCCACAATTCGTAAACTAACTCAGCGTCTTTCAAGCAATACTCAGCAACTTTGCTATAATTCCCCTTCCGCCACTCTATAGGGGCATCGTGACTATTCATTAACTTACCCTTGCCCAAGGTGTGATAACAGGCATCTGAAAGAGGCACTGCGTGACCGACTATACTTTTCAGTAGGACAGATGTATCGAATACCTGCTCCTCCGATTTTGCCATTATATCACCTGCTGCCCAACAATCTAATGCATCTCTAATAATAGGTAAGTCGAATCCTTTTAGATTGTGACCTAAGACCATCCCACCATCATTTACATGCTTGGCTAAGTCCTCACCTATTGTTTTAGGATGCATCTTTTTGATGATAGTTCCTTCTGGTAAGTATTTAGATATAGATTCGTTACTGTATACTGTTCCTTGGTCACCATCCCATGTGGCTACTACAGTAGGCTCAAACAAATGGCTGTGACCCCATCCACCTATCTCATGTGAGAAATTGGCAGTTTCAATATCGAGTGCTAACATTTTCCGCATACTATATCCTCCATACACATTTTACACCAGTCGCATACTGCAACAGGGGTCTTCCAATGCATACCCAAGTGGTAGCCCCCTATGTCTTTTCCTATTATAGAATCGCAGAATATACACGGTGTCATTACTTGTCACCGCCATTCTTAGATTTCTTGATGTAATCATCTCTGAGTTTAACATAAACTCTAACACCCTCTCTGGTGTCCTTGAACATCTTTGCTCCGTATGCATTGAATTTGTCATTTATCGAACCCTTACTGCTTAGGTTAGCAAGTGCACCGAATGCTTTCATCATCTCTGCTTTCTTAACCCAATTGACTCCTCTATGGTCGTCAAAGTCAAATCTCTCGCTTCGATTGTAAGCGTCACGCCAGAATCCTTCCATCTTCTTTTTCTCATTGCCACCAGAGCCAACCTTAACTTCTGACTCAAGCCACTGGATTAGATTTTGATAAAGGTCGAACAGTATTTCTTTAGCCATGTCTATGTGGTCGCCATTAACTTTCCACGAGCCTTCTATCATAGCCATGTGATGAGCAAGGACATTAGTATAGTTCTGTAGTCCCATGATGAATGATGCACAAATACCCTGCTTTTCAGGACCCATTGATTCTACTAAACTATAGTATTCATCAATTGCTGCTATCAAAGCAGGTACATAGGATGAATCTACTTTAAACATGTTATTCATAACACTCATAGTTGCAGTTTCTCTATCATCCTCTGACATTTCTTGCCACTCTAAATGAGACAAACCGCTGAGTTTCAAAACCCTGTTTCTTAGATTGGTTTTCAATCCCGTAAAGAAGTCAGCAACTTCATCAAATGATACCTCAAACTCAGGTTTATTATGAACTGCTTCGGCTAGTTCATGGTTAACTGCTCTCTTCATCTCTAGTGTCCAGTGTCGCCAGTATGTCAATACACGCTGGAATATACCCTTGTCAAGCACATGCTCTTTGATACCTTTTGGTGGGTATGTGGTAATCCACAGAGATACCTCAGACTTAACAGTGAATGTATCTCTAGCCATGTGTTTAGTGAGTATGTTTCTACCAGTACCCGCTGAGTTTAGAGCCGATTGTAAAAAGAGAGTAGTGTTCTCATTGTGTTGACCGCCTTTGAGTAATACAGAACCCTCATCAAAATTAAGCCCTTTTCTACCCGCCAATATACCCGGCCTAACCATCATGTCAGGATTTCTGTTATCCTCTGAATCAGGGTCAGGTACAAGCGTACCTACAAGTGCAGCGTCATTACCTGAATTATAATCAGTCGATTGTAAACCACACGCTTTCAACACCTTTTCTATTATCTGATAAGATGCCGATTTACCTGTTCTTGTATCTTGAATCCAGAATACGCTTACTCTTGGGTCAAGGTTACTTCCACCCACAGGTATTCTCACATAAGGTATCGATGCCTGTCCGAGAATAAAGAAAAAGGATAGTAAACCCGGTATCTCATTATTCTTACTAACTTGATTGAAATGGTCTAAGTAACCTTTCAATATAGGATATTTCTGTACACATTCATAATTCTCTGCTCTATGTTCCATCATTTCTATTCCCTCTCTTATTGTATGTCTTTTGGACTCTGACTGGTTCTTCTGAGGTTAGAACATCTAGTAATCTCTGCCTCAAGGTAGAACCCATACCTCTTACTTTTTTCAGTGATTCCACAAATAACATTTCTTCTATAGAACCGCACTTGTCGAGCAACTTGTCTACCAATTCCGGTCCAAAGCCGGGTATAGTAATCAGCATGTCAGCCCTCACATCATTAGTGCTTACTCTAGTAATTGCTCTTGCTCCATGTCTACTGGCTGGCTTGTGTAATTTACTGTGTAACTTTGCTATGAACATAGCAGCCTCTGAATAGTCTTTGGCTCTGTATATATGGCAATCGAAATCAGCCATGATTCGTGCGAATGTTCCTAATAGTTCATTCATCACTTTGGAATATGATATATTTCTCCCCTGTTTCTTGGATATGGCGACATACTTTGCTATGTCCCCATGCACTACGAGAAATACTCTCTCGCAGTTAGCATCTAAGTTCTCTATTTGCCTCATCAAGTGCCCACTATGACTTGATTGAAAAAGGTCAGATAGGCTCTTACACTCTATGTTAGCATTACCTGCTTTGTAGTCACCCATACCCTGTAAATGTTCTTTCTTTGTTGGGAATCCTTGTCTTTCGGCAGCCCTAACTATTGCATCGTGTAAAGGTCCACGCTCATTACTGTCTATAATTAGTGGAGGAAGTTTCATTCTCTATCCCTCCCATGCTGTACACAATAGTCTTCTATCGTTATCTTTCTACATCTCTTTTTAGTGCTCTTAGATATAGCCTTACAAAAGAAATGTTCAGGTAAACTATCTTTGTTGCTCATACAATTGAGGCACAGATTAGTTAATCTGGTTCTACCACTATTTGCTAATTTCATACCTTTACCACAATTAACACATTTGTTTGCATGTATAGTGTGTTTCATATTTACTCCTCCTCATCTATTGCACCAGTGCCATCCCAATACCTACACTTACCAAGGCACATGCCCTTTTTCCATAGCATAGAGCAGGTCTGTGGATAATCGGTACCCACAATAGTCCCTACTTGATACCTAGTGGTGCTTTCATCAAAGTCAGCCCATTGAAGTGACCGAATGTAGTCTATTATTGTTTCAGTATGCTTTCGTATATCTTCGGAAGAAACTCTATGAGAGGACATAAAAAATCTCAGGCGTTTTGATAGGTATTTGACAAGTTGCACCCTCGCATCATGGCTAGGGTTACTTCCAACCCTACACGCTGCTGAATTAAGACAAGGTAATATCATCACGCCATCCATACTGACTGTAGGTAAATCTATTGGCGCACTATTTCTATTGAATATCTGACTTCTTTCCTTTACATCTCTAACATTTAAAATCAATCCACTATTACCATACGGTATCATACCTGCTTTAGGACTCTCAGCCTTTTCCATGATAAATTCTAAACCTCTTTCCATGTCATTAGTAGTCAGTGGTATAGACCAAAGGCCACGCTTTGCATTGTAAGAGTTAGGTATGCGTATCATACCGCTAGTGTCGAATGGAACTGCCGGGTCTGAGCAAAATAAATCTAATTCCACAATCCAATCATTGACTGTTTGCATGCCCGCTTCTTTGATAGCGGATAGTTTATTAGGTCCACTTGGCATGTATTCTTTATCAAGCATAACCCATACATGAAAGCCACCCCCACTATACCATACAGCATGTGATACTTCTTTTTTAATCAAGAAGTAATGTAGTTTCAAAGTTTGCTTAAGGGCGACCTCTGTTTCTACATCTGGTCTATCTCTTTGTCTGAAATTCTTTGGGTCGAAGTCCATGACAAAATGCCTCACTATAGGGGTCATTAAATCTACACGCTTGTTGTACGGTTGCTGTAATCCCCTATACCCGTAAACTGTCATAAACGCATTAGATACGCCATTCTTACCAGCCCAGTATTTTTCTAAGTCTTGATTTGACCTAACGAGTTTTCTGAAACCCTTACCTTTCTCAGTGCTAAGTTCCATCACCTCCCTAGGAAAATCAAATACAATTTTCATTTCAATCAGTCCATTCGTTAATCTTGAGGTCTTTCATAATTTCATTATCAACTATTTCTCTCAAAGTAATCATCAGTTCATCTATATCGCTCAATAATCGCTTATTCAAGTTTAGATACATTGGTCCTTTTGGACCACCTTTTTCATCAAACTCGTATAGGCTAGTCTGTATTGCCATAGAGTAACTAGTGTCTTTACCTAATTTAGTAAAGGTTGCATCAACTGGTCTGTCCACCAGAGGAGACAACAATACTTCTATTGTCCTACTTATCATATCTTCATTCATTTTCTTCACTCCTATATTTTTCTAAATATTCTTGTGGGTTATCTGACCCATCCCAACTCGGACATATACTCTTAAAAGAGCACCACGCACATTTACCTGTGCTTGCCTTTGGTGGAAAATAATTTGTCAAGTAGGCCGTAATTAATGCCGTCTTGAGTTTCTCAACCTTCTTCTTGTAAGTGTTGATTGTTCTGTTGTTGAGTTTTTCATATATTACTCGGTCAACTGCTCTCTGCTCATAACCGTATTTATTGTAAGTGTCTAATTGAGCACTTGAACCTGCTGGATATACCCATCCCCAATGTGTTACATCTTGGTATTGATGGTCGGCTTTTTTCAACAAATATTGATAGAAAGCCATCTCAGTTCTCATCGATTGCATCTTGAAATTAGAGTCATTCCATTCATCATCTTTGTTCTTAGACTGTACCCATTTACCTGTCTTCAATTCCATTATGGCTACACCTTCTTCTTCACTAAAGCCTCGGTCAATGCTACCAGCATAGTGTATAGGTATCTCAAGCGTTTCTCCGTTAAATTCAAACTCCTCTACCACATAAGCGTGAACTTCTAATTCATTCATAATCGGTAGATATTTGTCTGGACCTACTGACAACAGTCTTTCTAAGTCCCACCTGATGCGAGTCTCTATGATAGGTTCCTCGCCTAAAGTATACTCTTCTTTTGGTAGTATGCTTAGAGCCAAAGTCAGCGCTTCCTCTCGTTTATCTCTTTGCATAAGTTTGTAAAGTTCTCCTACTATGGGCATAGCAGTATCATAAAACGCTTCTACAGCATTGTGTACATTAGTACCCTTAGTCATAGCGTCAGTCGTAGGCTCAGGTAGCCTGTGAACACGCTTATACTCATATTGCTTGGGACAAAAATCGAAGTCACTCGTCAAACTTGTCTTGGTAATGCGGAGCATTTTCTCATGCTCTGGCTCCCACTGATATGTGGATTTTGCATACGCTGCCCAGTCTCTACTCATTCGCTCTCCTCCTTTAATTTCACAGGCTTAGGTATGTTCTTTGCGAATCGCTCATTACAACAAGCGCAGGTGATTGATGGATGGTATCTAAGGCTCGCCCAATCAAGAGGAGTCCAATGAGAACGGTCACTCATTCGCTCATCTCCATTTCGATGATGCGCTGTAGATAGACTGCTAGGTCCATCGCTTCTTCTTGAGCGTGGACAAGCCATTCTAGCCTAGACAGAGGCGCAGTTTCCATAGTAACTCCATACTTACTTTTACCTACTTCTGCTCGCCCTTGGATTTTCTTACAAACTTCATCTTCTATTCTACTCATTGTTCTTCACTCCAATATTTTTTGGGCTGTGCAGCGCCAGATGCAAACTCTAAGTTCCAATCCAAAGCGCCAAAGATACCCTTCATCTTTTGCTTAACTAACTTGTCGACCATTTTATCATAATCTAATTCAAATCCTTCTAAATCTGATTCTTTTTCAAATGCCACCACATCAGTAGGTGGTAAATTGTCAGGCGTTTTAATGACATAAACCCAATTAACACTGTCGCCCTCACCGTATTTTTCAGTGGTAGCCAAGTGCTCATTGAAGTATCTAGCGCCTTTGACAGCGCCCCCTGCACCTGATGAATAAGAGTTGATTGCCTTTTGTAATCTAGTAGTGGTAGCAATATCAGACAGACTAACATCACCTCGCTTTATGCGCTTTGATATTGGTCTAATCATCCCAATTACTTCATCCTCTTTTGCACCGCATATCGCAGTGAGAACATCATTCTCTAAGTTTTTAGATATGGGAGCCAGTGTGCTAATCTTACCCCATCTTGCCGACTTCTTTTTCCCTTTATCTTCGGGAGGCCAAGAGCAAATACCGTAATACAAATTCTTACCACCCACAATCCAGTAAGGCATGTAAGCCTCAAACTCGACTATCAAATGACTAGACTCATGCTCTCTTTGTACAATCTCAGTTAAACGCTTGGCAAGCGCATGCGCTTCATCAAATGGTACTTTTACAAAGGCCGAATCTGTATGTCCATAAAGAGCATCGTAGCCTTGATTTTCAGACTCCTCCATGAGGAATTTGATGGCCCTTCGACCACATGCCGTAATAGCACTTGCTATATCGAAATCAGACCATCCCCAGTAAGCACTAGCGGTCATGCCATAGAAGGAGGCCATCACTCTCTTTACTGCTAATTGTAAAGTATTCCAGCCGTTTCTCTCATTTTCAGAAGAAGCGTCACGCATTTTCTGTTTGTACATGTCACGCAGGTCAAACATCTCTGTAACAATCTTAGGAAGCAAGGCATCTGTACCTTGCACCCAGCATGTACCATCTGGTAATTCTCTAACATTCGGCTCATCTTTACGATGGTTTGGAACTTGGGTCTCCCACGATAGATTATGGCTCAGTATGATACTAGGGTACAATCCCTTGTAATCTACACAAGCCACACCCTCGTATCTACCGGGTGTGGGAGGGGGAATGAAAGCACCTTCATACTCTTGCTTATCTTGCCGAGAGCGTGTAGGCGCTTTCCAGTGAGTCCTTCTACTTAGAAGTCCTCTAGCGAATCTTGTCACATTATGACAAGAAGGGAATGAAACTCCACATATCCTTTGTAAGGACATGAAGAAATTGAGAACATGGTTATCCTCATCTATTTTTTTCAGTAGTATTGTATCTTGCATACAGTAGTCTACATAATCGTCAAATCGTTCTGTCCAACCAGTGAATACATCCATGTCAAATTTACCACCATAACCTAGTGTGCTCGCAATGGTGTCTAATTTAAGATTCTTCAATTGAGGTTGACCGCTGTCTTTCCATACACGCTCAAAGCCACTACCACTTCTCAGCGGGGCGGCTGTGTCAAAGCATAGTCTACCTATGATTGGTTGCGCTACATAATCATAAGAGCCACTTTGTCTAGGTCTAATCACTCTACCCAAAGGGCTGAGTTTTCTAAAATCACCTAATCTTCTTACTAAGTGTGGCAAGTCAGCCCACATAATAGCGTGGGCTACAAATACATCAGGGTTGCACTCTTCCATGTAATTAAGGAATGCTACATGCATATCCTTTTCCGAGCCGTACAGATGCCTTTCATAAGTAAACTTAACAGGCACATTGTTAACTGTGTACTCTACTTCCTTTTCCTCGATGTGGTTATCCATTTCATAGAGTCCTGTAGGATTATCTTTCATCCAACAGAAAGCAACCTTACGATTGTTATAGGAATCCACCACTGCCATGACAGTAGTCTCGTCGGTCTTTGGGTCCCACTCAAGGTCAAAGTGCCATACACGAGGCTTCCACTCTGGCATCTCTGAAATATTGTCTATCAGATACCTATCTACTAGGCTCAAATCAGCCTCCCATGTAAGCCTAAATTCTCTTGCCATATCTCTAATATCGCTATTACGATAAGCATAGACTTTGACAAGTTCCTCTCCAGTTCTCAGGGCTTCGGACTTGTCGTTTCTATCTATGTCTGAGCCGGGGTATCTATCTAAGACTCTTCTTACAATCCTATCAGGTGTGGAAGCCTTAATCCAAAAGTAAGGTCTAAAATCTGATACAGTTTCCTCAATCAGGTTACCCTCAGCGTCACGCCATCTTTTGTAGATGTGGTCTGGACCTTCGGGGTCTGGTCGGAAGGTATCAATTATCATATCTATTCCTCTTCCTCTATGTAAACATAAGTCACATCAGCGCCGCACGATGAGCAGTGTAATGTCGCTACTATACCTTGTCCTTCATACCCGTAGTCTTCGGGGTCGTAGTCACAACCCCATATGAGTTTACCACCGCATAACCAACAAACATCTCTTCTTTGGTAGTTATCAGACATTCTTCTCCCTCAACGCCAAAATTTCATTGTGTAAAAGAATAATTTGTTCTTTCATCTCGTCATTTTCAATACTTAATTCTAAAACCAACTTCCACAATCGTTTGATTTGCGCTTCTACGCTCATGCTATCGGCTACATTGCTCATAGTTTCTTTTTCATTCATATTCAGTCCTCCTCGTATTCTTGGTCCATTATCACCATCAGGAAGTTAGTAAACGGTTGCTCTAAAACAAGCACCGTCTCATCACCTGTATACAGGTTTAACTCACCGTTAGGTAGATTGGATAATAATTCTGGTAGCCACTTGTCAAACGCTGACCTTGCCGGGTGACTCTCAGGCGCAGCAATGTTGGTGAGTGACGCTCTGATGAACATCTTACCAGTAGCCGACTTGCCTCCTCGTATGACAAACTCTTCACCCTGTGGGTCGAACTCAGTCTTACAGGAATACTTGTCACCTAATACTTTCTTAAAGCCAGTAGCGGGTCTCAGCGATTCGGCTGTAACTTTGGCATGGTAGGTCAAATCTAAGTGTGTCCATCTTTGCCACATACCTTCCTCTGATTGTTTTATTATCTTTTCAATCAATCCTACCAGTTCTTGAGACTTGATGTAGGATGAGGTAGGTAGTTGTAAACTAGACTTGTCACACTGTACATGTAGAGTACCTGTTTTAGAACTCTGCGTCAGTGTGAGGTTTTGACTCTTAACTGTGCTGATAAACGATTTCAACTTAGGTATATCTGTAATGTAGATATTACCAGTGTCAGTTGTACCGCATTCAACTTGTCTTCGGATATAATGAGTCTGTTGTCCAACGGCACTACTTATCCCGTTAGATGAAACCTTTATCACGAGGTCAGACAAATCCTTACCAAAACTAGATAAGAAGTTACCAAAGGTATCTCTTCCTATTGTAAAACTAGCCATGTAATCACCTACTTACACAGGGTGGGGGAATAGATTCATGCGAAAAAAACATATAAAGCACTATCTCCAGACGAAACACTTTCTCTATTATTACTGGATAAACCCCATGTGTAAATTTATTGTTGTCCTCCGATTGCACCATCTCTAAGTTCTGGAAGACCGTACCATTGAGCATTCTCTCCTTTCTTAGTTACGAAATACAATCTTTCTTGATTGTGTAGATTTGGATTGAGTTTTGATTTGAAGAATGTAGCAGTGTGTTGAACCTCTCCAGTAGGAGAGCCGTCATTGTTTCTGACTTTCTTAGCCTTACACCAAACAATCTGCCACAAGTCTTTGTTGGCGCTCGCATGCCATGCAAACTTCCAACCTTCAAACTCAGGCTGACTATCCTTATCCTCTTTCAGATGGCTTTCCCAGTAAACATCTACACCCAAAGCGTTGAGTTTTCTACAGATACCTGTCAGTTGTCTGAATCTAGTAGCACGAATGTTCCAGTTCCAGCCGACCTCTTTGTTCAACTTAGAATGACTTGCTTCGATAGCATCCTTAGCATCCATGTCTAGGTCGTATATCTTCATACAATCTATACACATACCGTCGAATTGGTCTACACCTGTAACAAAGAAAGTTCTTAGAAGGGGTCCTTCAAAACTCACCGACTGTTGTTTCTCAGCATACTCTATGGCATATCTACCTAAGTCCATCACTCTTTGAAAGGTCAGTAAATAGTTGTAAGCAGTCCTATCTTCCATTTGCATAACCCAAGGGCTGAATACACGGATGTTGTCATTGTTTCTGTAGTGGGCTTGTTTACAAGACAATGCCCCGTTGTCAAAATCAACCGCTATCATCAATCCATCAGGGTATTTTTGAACATGTGCATCGAGCACTACTCCACTCTTACCGGTACCTTCATGCCCTACTACTCCACAGAATACATCACTTGGTGCAACTGTAGGCTTTTGAGCATTCATCTCTGCTTCAATGTCAGGGAAACTGCTGACAAATTGAGAAGAGGTCACCTTTTCTACAGGTGGTGCTTGAGTAACCTGCGCTACCACAGGTTCATCTAGTATCTCTTCTACAATCTCTGCAACCTTTGTTTGGTTGTTTCCTTGCGCTAATGCATCCCATCCACTCATTGTTCATCTCCTCCAAATTGATTTAAGTCTGTGTTGCCACTGCCACCAGAAGGTCTTGCTGTCTTCCAAGGTACATAGATACCTAGTGCTCCAAGGCTTGGTAGCATCTCATCATTGTATGGTCTCATTCTCAATCGACCAACTACGATTACTTGAGTACGCTCAGCATAAGGCTTCCATTCTCCGTCTTTGTTAAACTCAAACGGATGGTCTTCATCATGCATCTTGCCCGGAATCCAAACAGTCACGGTAGATGCAAAACTATCTTTACCATATCGTGATTGTAATCCAAGGCTTGTAATGTTCATACGGAAAGACCTTCCTGTTTGGTCGTAATCACTGTTCATAGGTTCTTTGTTCAGTAAACTGACATATCCTTTCGTGACGACTATGGGGTTATATGTCATGCCGTTTGCACCTGCAATCTTACGGTCAGCGTGTGCTTCGACTAGTTCAGATAACTCTACATATTCATTATGCATGTTGTCATTGACTAGTAATCTTTCAGGAGTGAACTCTTTTCTAAGATGCTCAGGTAGCCAGTTGTCTGTATACTCTAGTTTCTCATGGAAATCTCTGTTAGTGTACAAAGTGTCTCTGTCCTCTTTAGGCGCAATGACTTGAATCTTACAAGCAGTCCACTTCTCATAATTAATGTCCATACCCTTTCCAGATAGATTTACTCTCCATCGCTTAATGTCTCCGCCCTTTTCGGGAGAGCCTAAAAAGTAAGCAGTCCTACTGAAACTTGTCGGTGCTAGTGGTGTATTCTTATCATCACGCTTGTTCATCAGACATAAAATCATGTCATTGTGTTCAAAGCCAAACCAAGGTAGATTACTCCCGTCTACCTTTTCATTAGTAGGTTCACCGTTGACATGCCATACGCCACTCTTAGCAGTGACTATACCAATGTGTCCATCATCTATCGCTCTACCTTGGTTAGACTTGAATATATTCATAGCCCTTTCCATGACATTCGCTCTCTGGTCTTTGCTTTCATCTTCTATGCCGATGAACATACCGACATAGGTTACTGTTTCTCTTTGGCTAGAGCCACTAGAGCCACCCAAGTTACGGGTTTCTATAACGAATTGCTCACTCCACTGACTTAGGTAGAAAGGGTCTTCTGCTAACGGGTCGTCAACAGAAAATTCATTCTTAAGCCATATTGTGAACTGGTTGGCTGCTTCACCAACCTTAATGTTCATTCTCTCTCCGTAACCTCTGAGTCTTTCTAGTACATCTTCCGGCCATGTTTTATTCTCTTCATTCATATTTTTTCCTCCTTATTTTTCTTCAATTTTGCTGTAAAGTACTCAACAAATGACAAATCATCATCCGGCCACTGAGTAGCCAGCATGACAAATTCGCCATAAGTGAGCATGAAACTGTGCCAGTCGTCTTCGCTTGCCATCAGTGGCTTAGCACGATGCCTTAATCCCTTTAAGACACCCAAACGGCTGTGTCCTGACTCTATCGCCTGAGTCAAGTAAGCGGTTAACTTTGGGAAGTCACTACCCAAAAGCGTAAACGCTGCTTTATTGAGATAGGTTGTATCTCGTTTTATGTTTTCTATTAGTGCTTCTGGTTCTCTTGGAAGGCTATCAAGAATGTCAAGCGCCCTTCTAAGACTACCATTGGTGAATTTCAATAGATGAGGGAGGTTTGCTATCCATTCAGTAGGCATACCCTCCTCATTGATGATAGTTACAAGTCGTTCATTATCATCGAAACTTATAGGCTTGAAATGATATGTAAGGCACCTATCTCTAATCGCATCGTGTATAGGTCCTATGTCATTAGCCGTCAATATGAATATGGTGGATTGGTGACTCTCTTCCATAATCTGTCTGAGAGCCTTTTGAGCAGGGGTTGTAAAACTATCTGCTTCATCTAAAAAGATAATGCGGCGACTTACTCCCATCCCCTTCTGCTTACTTATTCCTTTCAATTGCCTGATGTAATCTATACCTCTGTCGTCACTAGCATTAGTGACAATAAAATTCATCGGGTCAAAGAACTCACCCAACAAGTCTTTACCTAATGCATAGGCAGCACTTGTCTTGCCGACACCCGGTGGACCTACAATTAGTAAGTTAGCAGGGCACGATTCAAGAGTCCAGTTCTTAGCCGGATTCACGAAATCGTGACAACCTACTAGGTCGCTCAAAGTGTTCGGTCTATATTTCTCTCTCAAGTTCATTCCAATCCATCTCCATACCTTCTTCTGACCTTTATAAAAGAACTATTTCAGCCCCCCATTTCTATGAGGTCAGTCAATTGTGAAACATCACTATATCCTAAGTTATCATCAACATATTCTATTCTACTCTTCCCTATCGATAAGTTGCTCAAATCAAAGTCACCTATCTCTGTAGTGATAATGATAGCGTATTCATCTATTGGTAGCCAATTCATTCCTATTAACACACCCTGCTGGGCTAACCGTTGCCTGATGTGTTGGGCTACATTGACAGGGACTTGTATCTGACCTACCTCATATATCTCGTAGCCATCCAGAGAGGACACCCTTATGTGTACATTGTATTCTTCATCTCTCATTATGGCATTAACTAACAAGTGTACATGGAAGGCATCTTTCAGAACTAGCCAGCCTCCATCTCCACTCACAGAGAAAGCCCCTGTTGATGTTAAACGGAGTCTTTCATTGTCTTCTAAAATCTCAGCCGTTTGGCTCAAATCCGAAGAAGCCTCCAGTAGTTTTCCTGTCTTGACAGGAATAGTGAATTTGATTCTATCGAGATAATCTACACGCTTACTGTAATTGAGTTTGTGTATATCCCAATCGTCACCCAATGCTAAAACATCAGTCACGCATTTTAATTGTAATCCATCTGACTCGACTTCAAAGATGGCTTCGCTTTCTGTGTAGGGTAAATTGTTTATCTTACCCAGCACTTGTCTGTCTCTGTTGTAGAGGACTCCTTTGAATTGACCTTTAGGAAACTCAGTGATGTGTAGGTATCGTCTTGGATAACTAATGACCTCTGCATAAACATCAGTGGGTGTAGTCAGTTTGTCCCACGCTCTATAGATAGGGCCACTGAAAGCCTGTCCCGGTTGCATAGTCTTCACATCCATATCTATCATACCCTCTCCAAACAGTTTTTGAATAATCTCAGAGGGGTGCATTGTTTCCATCATCGACCTGATAGACTGTAGGCTCTGTGCATAGCCGTCTGTCAAGTATGACACTGCCTGTAAGAAACGAGCAATAGGCATCATGGGTCTCTCACCAGTGGCTCTCGACCAAAACAACAATGCTTCTTTCTCATGCATTCTGCTGGCAATTTCCAAAAAGCCATCATCTCTTATCCTTGCCATCAAATTAAGCGCTTGCTTAACTGTCATACCTTCCCCTCCGTATTCAGGTGACTCCAATGATAACAGAGGAACCATGGGTTTCCCTGCAAATGACTCATCCCATACTAAGGGAGAGATTGATAACTTCTTGCATACATCATCTCTTAACTCTCTAAAGGAAATGAACTGTCTAGGGTATCGTGAGTACTTAGGATAGAATATCTCAACCAGTTCTCCTAAATCATCCAGTGCATTGTTAACTGCCTCTCTGATAATATCTATCGAGTGGCGAAAGTGGGTAGACCGATTCTCTGCATCGGTCATGTAATTCCTATACAAGTTCCTGAGACTCTCAGAAATATTTGCTGCCTCTGCTAGTAACATCATCTCACTTCCATACAGTACTAATCAATTGTGTATTAGAGGGATTTAGTCTCATTCTAACTTTACAGTGCTTACACATTGATTGGTGATTTGAATCTTTAGTTATTTCTTTTTTAGTGGTGTGAATGCATTTTCTACCACAGGGTATACCTTTTCTTTTACTAGACCATCTATTGTATTTACCACATGTATAAGAGTAATTGTAATATAACTTTTTAGGTGAGTTATTAGATTTAGCGGAATCTTTAGTTATCAAATCTTGAGCGTAGAAAACTTCCCCTTCCCTTTCTTCTTCAATGTATTTTTTTGGCCTGACAAATTTCATCACTCCCACTCTGGTTTCATTAAACAAGGCTTCGCCTGATTGAATATACTTTCTGTACCAAGAACCCCTAGAATTGTAATTCGTCAGTTGACCGTAGTTTCTTAACAGTTGTCTTTTTTCTACCCACGAGTCTCCATGTTCTAGGAATACCTTTTTACTATTTCTATAAGCAACCATCCATAACTTTGAATCTTCTTCTGCAACTTCTTTTAATCCATTTTTCACTTTATATTTATTCAATAGCGCCTGTAAGTCGCTAACTAAATCGTCGTATAAAGAAGCCTTCTCCTCTAATTGCCTTACCACATCACTTAATCGTATCATCTGTTTCCCTCATTTTTTCGAGGGTATGTAGTAATGCTTTGGCTAGACTCATTGCGTCTTCCTGTGTTAGCCTTACGCCCTCTTTCGTAAAGCCCTCGCCTTTGTGATGCTCTATTGTTCTTCTGGTTCTTATGTCAATCATAGCAGGGCTTTTCCCGATAGGGTCAGCCACACTCATAACTACCTCAGCCTTGCCCCGCCATCTGACAGAAGTACATGGTACTCGCCAGAGTATTGTTTGTTCAAAGCCTCTTGTCATTTTGTCAACTCCTCATATCTTTGCATAAGTAATCGAGCCAGTTCATGGTGCTGTAGATGATGTATAATTGTTATAGCATCGATGGCTACTTTGTTAATTGAATCGTTCATCTTGCTCCCTCCGCATTTTGTTCCCAACAATAATAGCATTCATATTCACCATCAGCATTAGGATTCTCAAGTATTTTACCTCCTTGTAGATACTGTTCGGCTACTGATACAGAATTGCATTCATTACACCAACCCGCATTATCTCTATAATGAAGGAACTTTTCGTATGTGAAATCTTCATCTTCCATATACTTTAAGACTTCATGCATCCAATCTATTTTCTTTTTTAAGTATGCATTTTCTTTTTCTAAATCTTCTTTGTTCACGCCGTCACCTCCATGCTTCGTAGTTTCTCTTTCACTTCATCAATTTTATCTTGCACAGATTGTTTGTATTCCGCTATACCTTTTTTGGTTATGCGACTCTCCAACTGTTTTATGCGTTGTCGTAGTTGAAATCTCTTAACACTCGCTCGGACTCTCTCTCTCCCTTCGGGAGTAGCCTTGTATCGTTTGTTCGCTTCCGCTTTCTTCTCTTTGCTATTGTATGCCATCATGCCGTCACCTCCACGCCTTCGGGCAATTCGCAATCATCACAGTAGTAACGATAATACTGTGCCGTTTGCCACGCTAT